AGTTAGAAGGTTTTACGGGAGGCGCAAAACAAGCCGACGCAGCATTTGCTCAATTCATTGAGATCGCAGCAGCTAGCCCGTTTGACCTTAAGCAGGTAGCCAATGCAGCCAAGATCATGATGGCTTTCGGTATGTCGACTGAAGAAGCCGTACAGGCAACAGAGCAGCTGGCTGTTGTCTCAGCGGCTACTGGTGGAGATATTAATTTACTGGGAAGAAACATGGGGCAAATTGTGGCTCAGGGTCGAGCTTATACTCGTGACTTGACTCAATTTGCTATCCAGGGTGTTCCTATCTGGGACTCACTTGCTGACGTAACAGGAAAAAGTGTTGTAGCACTCAAGGAGATGGCTGCAGAAGGAAAAATAACTGGAACAGAAGTTACAGCTGCCCTTAAAAGCATGACAGCAGAAGGCACAAGCTTTCGTGAAATTGCCGACAGAATGCAAGAGACTTTTGCTGGTCGTTTAGCCAAAATTGCTGCTTCTTTCCAAGCTCTGGCCAAAGAAATTATCGATGCTTTTAACGAAATAGATGATTCCATGGGTGGAGCTCTTTCGGAACCTATGGAGGCTTTTTCAGAATTAATATTCGATCTGAGTGATGGAATAAAAAAAATGGCTAAAGATATAACTGACAATATGGTTGTGATCAAAGGAGCCATAGAAGGGGCTGCATTAGCTTTGGGAGGGCTTATTACGGCCACAGGAATATATTATGGCCTTCAGAATGCGGGCGCGATTTTGGCAATCGTAAAAGCTCTTGGCGGGATTAGGCATGTAATGAAGCTAATAACAATGCAAACTTGGTTTGCTGTTAAGGCTAAAGCGGCCCTATTGGGGCTTAGCGGCCCGAAGGGCTGGGCCATCCTGGCGGTAGGAGTAGGCGCGGCAGCTGGAGCGATGGCTGCGCTCAAGGCTAAGACGGACGAGGAAACAGCGGCGGCAAAAGAACTAGAGGGAAGCGTTGATGGAGTAAAGGAAGGCTTCGAAGAGGCTAACGAAGCAGCCTCTCAGGGCGGCATGAAAGAGGCCTTGAAAGCGTCTCGAGATGCAGCTCAAGGCGCTAAAGAGGCTCTTGATCAAGGTGTCGAAACTCTAAAAAGCCAAAAGGAAGCTATCAAGGAGCGATATGAAAAGGAAAGGACAGAGATCCAATCAACCAGGGAAAAAGTAAAAGAAAGGATGGATGGCGAAAAGGCTGCCTACGATACAGCCGTAGCTAATGTGAACGCACGCTACGACGCCGAGGATTCTCGCCTTAACAGTATTCTCGCAAAAGTAAGAGAACGTTATGACTTAGAGATTGGACAGCTAAGTCAGAGAGGGCCCGCCGAGCAACAACTTTATAACTTTCAAAAACAACAGCTTGCGCAAAAAATAAGTAGTGGGAAGCTTGATAACGAAGCGTTGCTAAGTGCTAGAGCGCGTTTAGAAAGAATGAATAGGCAAGAACAGATTGAGCGATTAAGGATCGAAAAGAAAAAAGAGGAGAGCGTAATAATGGATCGACAGAAGAGACTAGAGAAGGACAGAGAAGATATTTTAACTAGGACAAAAAAAATGCATGAGGACATGATGGCAAAGCTTCAAGAAGATTACGACAGCCTGTCGAAAAAATTAAAGAGAAACAAAAAGGAACAGGCCGAAGTAGTCGACGAGATAGACAACGCTATGAAGGGAGCTAAAAGGCTCGGGGTTACTGTAGATATTACCAACTCGGCGGTTAGCACACAGATAAGCCTGGTAAACAATCTTGCAGACAGTTACGCCACTGCAGCAGAGCAGGCTGAAAGGCTAGCAAGGGCTGCGCAAAATGCATCCGCATTAGAGGGTGACGGAACGCAAGCATTTAATAATGCATTGAATAGCAGGTTTGCAGGAGGGCCTGTATCGGGCGGAAGCTCTTACACTGTCAACGAATTAGGCAAAGAAGCATTTCTGTCCGCCAGTGGTCGGCTAAGCATGATCAACGCTCCTTCTTACGGGAAATGGAAAGCTCCTTCGTCAGGGACAGTCATCCCGGCTCACATGACAAGAAGGCTTAACGTGCCAAGTGGCGGCGTCAATTTAAACAAGGTTTCAAGCACGCCTAGCGGTGGAACAAGCACGAACAGACTGATTTCCGCACTTCTGGGAGCTGTAGGCGGAGACACTGTTACTAACAATGTCACGATAGAGTCAGCTAATACTACACAAGCTGCCAGCGACATAATGGTTCAACTGGCTAAACTCAAGAGACTTCGGTATAATTGATCAGACAGGGACCTTTTATGTTTGACTTTGGCAAGCCAGAAGACACTGCTACTCTATTTCGTGAAAGTGCTCTCAGGATGAAAGGCCCTGCCTTGCCGGACTGTTCCTTGAATGAAATGGAAGAGCAAGACTTGCGAAATACATTGACTTATCTGTATTCAGCCGTCAGGAACGCCCTTGAAGAGGGTATTGAAGAGGAAGCCCTTGAAATACTCGTAGCAGAGTACGACGAGGTCTTCGTGGCTCTAGCAGAGGCCTCTGACAGGTTTAGGAGCATGGTAAAGAATGGCAAGCATCAGGTTGTCTTGGGCGTGACAAGAGAAAACGTTGACAAATATAGGAAGCTAGCTGGCGTCTGGAGTTCGGAATCCTAGCACCAGCTAGGCCCCTGAGATGTCGCAGATCGGAGTATCGTACACGCCATCGGGTGGGACGCCCGTTTATAGCTTTACTTTTGAGAATTTTACAGACAATGCGTTGCCAAGGACCTATCAAGCAAACGCTTCTTTTAGCCAGTCTGCGAATGGAACATCTATAATTTCAGGTCCGGCATACAGACAGAAATACATTTGGGCTATTTCTGCCCTAGTCCCTACGGCTGAAGCTACCTCATTCGATACTATGTTCCAAGCTTGGGACACAGACCGCTCCAATGGGTTAGCGGCGGCCTGTGGGGTCACTGATGAGACTTTCGGTTCAACTGTTAGCAGTAGCGCTGTTTTCTCAACTCCACCTTCTTATCTAAGGATGGGTCCCGGATTCACTTTGGTCGCTTTCGGATTAACGGAGGTTTGATATGTCATTTTTAGCTAATAACACTAGAGTATCTTCCTTAACTATTAATGGAGTTGATTATACTTCAGCGTTCTTAGAGTGGCAGGTATCTGATCTGAGCGCCTATAAAAACGGATGTATTCAGACGACTGGCAGATTGACATTAGGAACTTATCGCGGAGGTCCGATCATTGAGGATTATGATCGGGATAATTTTCGCAGAGGTGTTCCAGTTGTCTTAGACCTAGTAGAGCCAGGAGGTTCTACTTATAGGCATCCGCGTGGATACTTGCACGTTATTTCAGTTAATTATGACGTAGAATCAGAACAGCTTCAGGTCGAGCTCGGATGTCGCCTTGTTCTAATGGCATTGACGGAAAGGATTGATGACTTGCTGTCAATTGTTCCTATACCTTTAGATGTCGCTCAGGAAACTTATCCGAATTGTTCAGCGGCCTTCGCTTCTGCCGGTAAATACGTTTATCAGACAAACACTGGAACGCTGGCTATTGGGACTCTCTTTGATGGTGATAGCTATAACAGCTTCGCGAGTGGAGAGTGGATATCCGTTCTTGGCGTCACAACAGAAAGCGTCGCTCCTCTAGCTGGAACAGAAGCGATACCAGATGAGATTAAACTTTCATATCAAGTTCCAGAAGGGTTGGCGAACACAGATAACAGAGGACAAGTAGATACTGTTGAGGAGACGTCTTATTACTTTGTTCGATATCCTGCCACTATATATGTTCGGAAAAACAGTGATGCTACTTCTGCGAACCCGAATGGAACTCTTGGCAATATTACTACAGTAGCCACTGGCTCGGCAACTGGCAGCGGTGATAACGCTTGTGGAAACAGTCCTGACCAGCCTGCAGACAACGGAAGTGACGGGACTACTAACGACTCTTGCAACGACGGATATCGATTAACGCAAGAGTCTCTCTATCTTCCTGCGACAAGAACAACAACCACTGTGACTACTTACGATGCTCCAGGAGCTCAAGTCTCTAAAGTACAGTCCGAGTTGAGGGGCCCTGCTGTTGAAGCGAACAATCAGTATTTCGCTGACAAGTTTGCTTATTGTCGAAGTGTCTGGGCTACTGCTTGTCAGCCAAACGCTAGCTGTCCATATGAAGGGATGAACGAAATATTACTGGGTTACCAAAGTGTCAATAATTACTATGGAGAAGCTAACGAGTTAGTCAAAACTGTTTTAGAGCAGTGGGTTCCAACTCTTTCGGCAGCACAGCCCAGTAACTGGAGGTCTGGGGTTAGTAATGGAGTTCCCCAAGATTTCAATCAAAATGTTAGCCTTACTGATATGTACAGAGACAGTAGGGTCGAAACGACTTATTATCGTGAGAACAATGTTAATGTTCAAAAAGTAGAGACTTATAGAAGCATCGCCTCTAGAGGGTCTGGCATATCAACTTCGATAGATGCACTTCAGGGAATAAAGACCACAAACATCAGAAAGTCATCATCAAACACCACCGTTGACTCGGCTCCTGACAGGGTCAATGGAGCGACAACAAGTTTAAAAGAAAAAGAAGCTTCTTTGCCACTTTTTTCAGGAAGATACAGGACTCCTCCTACTGAATCTGGTCCTTACATTTTAAAAGAGCAAATTCCAATCCCTCTCCTTTTGGGCTCTGACACTGAGATCAGTGCAGCGTTAGCTACATATGAAAACTATATCGAAAGATGCGTTAAAGGAGATGCTTTTGGATTGCAGCTGGGCGAATCTCTTAGATCTGAGATAGTAACAAACTGGAGGCCGGGAATGCCTTTTCGTTACTGCGATCCCTCTAAGAACAAGATCGTAGCAATGCGCATGGATGCTACAACTTGGGGGGTTAGCAGAGATGAATCTGCTTTTGTTACGAACGGTTTGTGGATAGGCTTCTCTAACGGAACATTAACGATTCCCAGTAACCTTGTTGGGGACTCGCGGCCAGACATGGGCAGTGGTACTCAGCCACCGGTTGCGCCAGTCTCTTCAGCGATAGTCAATGAAACATCCATTGACAGCGGAAGCTTTTCTTGGAATGTTGATGTTGAGCTTCAATTCAGTTGTGAGTTGAAGGCTTATGGGAATGATGGAATTGTTCCTGTCATACCTTTAGACCTTTC